GAAATGAGAGAAGTCACAGCAGGTAGTAATATCACTGCTGCAACCCCTACCGTTGTCTACAAGGTTCCTGTTGGTTATTATGCCAAGTGGAATCTTTTATATGCTCTAAACGGTTCTGGATCTACCAAACACATAACAGTTACTTGGCGAGATGTTAGCGCAAGTGCTGATATAAACATTCTGTTTGAATACACTGTTAGCTCTAAAGACTTTCTAAAGATTGATGGTGGAGCTTACATGGTGATGGAAGAAGGGGATTATATAACGGTTACCTCTGAGACTGGTAGCACGTTTACCACCATCTGCACGTTTGAGCAGATTAAGAAAGAAGGAATCTAAATGTCCACCTACCTTGATATGGTCAATAATGTACTGACCAGACTCCGTGAGCCTACGGTGTCTTCTGTGCAGGATAACTCTTATTCCAAGCTGATTGGTGTTTATGTCAATGATGCCAAGAGAGAGGTTGAAGATGCCTATGATTGGAACTCATTGACCACTACGCTTACGGCTACCACCACTGATAGTCTATTTAACTATATTTTGACTGGTTCTGGTACACGCTTTCGCGTGATTGACGTTCTTAATGATACCAACGATACGCAGATGAATTATGCTGCTACCGTGTGGATGGATAGGCAGTTCCTGTTAGTTCAAAGCGGTAAAGGTGCTCCTGCTTATTATAACTTCAACGGTGTTGATGATAATGGCGACACCCAAGTTGATGTCTATCCTATCCCTGATGGTGTATACACTCTGCGATTTAACCTGATTGTCCCTCAAGTGGACTTGTCTGCTGATAATGATCGTATCTTGGTTCCTCCTCACTTGGTGAATATGTTGGCTTATGCGAAGGCTATCGCTGAGCGTGGTGAGGACTCAGGTATTCTGTCTTCTGAGGCTTACCAATTGTATCGTCTGTCTTTGGCTGATGCCGTGGCTATTGAGCGTAACCGTTACCTTGAAGAAGTGGTCTGGGTGAATCCGTAATGTCTGAACAACTACTTACCTCCAGTATTGCTGCCCCAGGATTCATGGGGGTAAACACCCAGGATGCTTCTGTGGCCCTGGAGTCAGGCTATGCTACCGTTGCTTCTAACTGTGTGATTGATAAGTTTGGACGTATTGGGGCACGTAAGGGTTGGCTTCCTAAACACTCCTCTAACGCTGATCTGAGCACCGCTAATGTTAAAGCAATCGGTGAATTGATTGCTAATGATGGCTCATCTTACATTGTTGCTGCTGGTAACAATAAACTGTTTAAGTTGGTAGGATCAACTCTGTCTGTACTTACCTACGGCGGTGGCGGTACTGCTCCCACGATTAGTAATGATCGTTGGCAGATGGCTCCTTTGAACGGAGTGATGTATCTGTATCAAGAAGGACATGATCCTCTGGTCTTCGATCCTACAGTGTCTGCAACCACGTTTAAGCGTGTTTCTGAGAAGACTGGATACCTAGGTACGGTGCAGAGTGCAAACTGCGTTATAAGCGCGTATGGACGCACCTGGAGTGCTTCTACGCTGACAGATAAGAACACTATTCAGTTCTCTGATCTTCTGTCTGGTCATGTGCTCAATACCGGCTCTTCCGGTACGCTTAACGTAGCTCAGGTGTGGCCTGCTGGCTCTGATGAGATCCAAGGCTTGGCTGCTCACAACAATTATTTGTATATCTTTGGTCGTAGACAGATCCTGATCTATCAGGGCGCTAACGACCCTACGAATATGTCTTTGGCTGATACTGTTAGCGGTATTGGCTGCTGTGCTCGGGATTCTATTAAGGTCACTGGCGGGGATATTATCTTCTTGAGTGATTCTGGTGTCAGGTCAATGCAACGAGTGGTTCAGGATCGTTCTGCTCCTTTGCGTGACTTGAGCATGAATGTCCGGGATGATCTGGTACAGGCGGTGTCTAGCGAAGTATTGGCTGACATCAAGGCAGTGTATTCTGACAATAATGCTTTCTACCTGCTGGTTCTTCCTGTCACTGGTATCACCTACTGCTTTGACATGAGAGTTACCTTGCAGAACGGTGCTGCTAGGGCCACTACCTGGACTTTGTTGCCCACGGCATTGTTCTCTACACGGTCTAAAGACGTATACATGGGCTTTGCTGGCTTTGTAGGTTACTACACTGGTCACTTGGACAACACCAGCTCCTATCGTATGGGTTATTACACCAACTACTTTGATCTAGGTTCTCCTACAGCTATCAAGGTACTGAAGAAGATCAGTTTCACCATGATTGGTGGTAAAGGTGCTGATGTTATTCTTAAATACGGGTTTGACTACAGCAGTAACTACAGTTCTCAGTTCCTTCAGTTGAGTGGCATTGAGGTGGCTGAATACGGTATCGCTGAATACAATATCGGTGAGTATACCGCTGGTGTTATCTTTGATAACCAGAAGGTTCAGGTTGGAGGAGCAGGTAACATCATTCAATTGGGTATTGAAACAGTCATCAATAACTTTGAGCTTTCTATTCAAAAACTAGACGTATTCTGTAAAGCAGGAAGGACTCGATAATGAGTAACTATGTAAAGAGTACAAACTTTGCTGCAAAAGACAGCCTTGCATCGGGTAATCCTGCAAAGCTCGTTAAAGGCACTGAGATAAACACTGAGTTTGATAATATTGCTTCTGCAATTGCCTCCAAAGCTGACGCTTCTAACGTGGCTTTGACTGGTAATGCAACAGCGGTTAATTTAACGGTATCTGGCACATTTGATGCTACCGTCAACGGAGGGACTTACTAATGGCACTCACACCAGAAGAACAAAAGGCAGTAAGTGGCCTGCTTAGTGGGGGCATTGGCGCTCTCGGTACTCTAGGAGCTGCTCAGTACGGGGCTAGCCAACAGAATCAACTGGCTCAGAACCTCCTGGCTACAGGTCAGCAGGCTGCTCAAGCTGCTCAGTTCCGTCCTGTTGGTGTTACCTCCCGGTTTGGCACTAGTGGCTTCACCTATGATGACCAGGGTAGGCTCACTGGTGCAGGTTATCAGGTGGCTCCTGATGTTGCTGCAATGCGTGAGCGTTTGCTTGGTCAGGCAGGTACTAATCTAGAGCAAGCCACTCAAGCTGCTGGTCAGATCGCTCCTGTGGGCGCTGCTGCTCAGAGTTTGTTTAATCTCGGTCAGGGATACCTTGCAGAGTCTCCGCAAGCGGCTGCTCAGCGAGTGATGCAACAGCAGCAGTCTTTGCTGCAACCCGGACGTGAGCAACAGTTGGCTCAGTTGACCAACCAACAGTTCCAGCAGGGTCGCCTTGGTCTGGGCGTTGGTGGAACCTCTGGTGCTGGCGGTAGCGTGGCTATGGGTGCTTCTAACCCTCAGCTCCAGGCTTACTACAATGCCTTGGCTCAGCAGGATGCTCAGTTGGCTGCTCAAGCAATGCAACAAGGTCAGCAACAGACTACCTTCGGTGCTGGTTTGTTCAATACTGGGGCTAATCTGCTTGGTCAGGTTCCTGCCTATCAAGTGGCTGCTCTGGCTCCGTACACTCAGTACCTCACTGGTGCGAGCACTGCTGAAGCCTTGGGTCAGAATCCGTTGGATGTTTCTACCAAGCTGGGAGCACAGCAGTCCACCTCTGGTGCTAACGTGGCAAACATCTTGAATACTGCCGCTGCAAGAGCGTATACTCCTGCTCAGCAAGCTGCTCAAATGAAGCAACAGGCACTCACTGGCGGTATCGCTGGTTTGTCTGATCCTGTGGCTAAGTTGATTGCTTCTTTTGGAGGTACTTATACAGGCAGTCCAGCAGGTAATACCTTTGATTGGTTAAACCTTAACAATATTCAACCTCAAGATATGTCAGTCTATTTTGATGAGAATGGCGATCTTATCACCGGTTATGATTAAGGAGTAATAATGGCTACAGCAGATCTTTCTGGACTCTTTGGCGGTGTATTAACGCCTGAAGAGCAACAACGACAACTGACTGAAGCTCGTGCAGCTCAGTTTGCACAGTTGGCTCCTTCTCAGCAACTGGCTTTTATGGGATACAAAGCCGGTGCAGGTCTTGGTCAAGGGCTGGCACAGGCCGCAGGCGTGGACATTCAAGACCCATCAATTAAACGTGCCACAATGCTTCGTCAGTTGGCTCAGGGAGTTGATGTTACTTCTATTGAAGGTTTGAAGCAATACGCCCAACGTCTTCAACAGGCTGGTTTTGTAGCGGAGGCTAATCAATTAGGCGGTCAAATTCAATCATTGATGGAATCTCAATCTACACAGTTCCAACAAACTGCTG